GCCCTTACGAGCCTCGGTCATCGTGGCCTTGCCGTCAGTGGTCATCGAGCCGCCGTCAGCCTTACAGCGCCCGCCGCGAGCGCGCGCCATGCTGTAGGGACTGGTGTCAGCGCTCCCACCGCCCGCAGACGAGAATGGACTTTTAGCCATGTAATCATTCCCCTCTTAAAGAGCAGTTGCAACGGCTTTGCCGGTAGTGGCGGCGTCATACCAAACGCGACCGCTGGCCACAGTTTCGGTTGCAGTAGCTCCGATCAGAGTACAGCCTTTCAGAATAATCGAGCCGCCTGTATGACCAATACCGAACGCCTGTGACATGGTGGAAGCTGTTGAGTTCACCGCATTAATGAAAGTGCAGTTTTCAAACAGATTGAACCTGTCAAGCGTTGTAGCGGTGGTAAGCCAAGTCATGGTGCCAGCGCCAGCGAACGTGATGATACGGCAGTTACGGAACACGTTACGAGTTGCCGCACCGCTCATATACATTTCATATGTGGCGGTTGCTCTACTAATCGTATCGAGTCCAATAGTGCAATCGTCAAATAAGTTCTCACTTCCGGTAACCTTAAGCGAGAACTGACCAGCAACATCTTGTGTAGTGGTCGCGCCGCCAGCAAAGTGACAGTTTACGAAGTGATTACGATCACCGGAGACAAGAACACCACCGATAGCGTCAGCGCTCGCCAGTTCACTAATGAACTGAATGTTTTCAACCCGGCAACCTGAACCGCTAACCGTGGCAAGAGGCGCAAGACTTGTGCCAGTTGCAGTGGAAAGCGCAGCAACTCGGGAGCGCTGGCTAATGCAGTTACCGGCGTTTACTCCGATAAGGTGTACCATGTCTTTCGCCCACAGAAGCGTGGTCGTAAGGCTGTCGCTCGTATTGATAGCGGTCGCGCTGGACGACAACAGGTAGACCACGTCATTGCCGCTCGTGGTCGCCAAGCTCTGCGCCTGTGCACAGGTGGCCAGCGGCGTTTCGAGCTGCAAGCCATCGTTACCGTCGTTGCCACCCGCGAGCGTCCCTGGTTTGACGAACAAGGGTTTACCGTTGGTGAACATGCCACCAACCGGAACGCCAAAGCTCGAAACACCATTCGGGAAGTTTGTCAACATTTCGTAGTAACTCCCCTAATTAAGATGTGGCAATCTGACCATGCACGGCGCGCCAGTCAGTATGTCCAAAGCCAGCACGCTCGCGGTTCTTAACCATAAGAGTGTCTGTCGCTTCATCAACCCACATACTAGTGGCATATGGCACACGCTGGGTGTGAATAAGTCCCTTAATGTTGGTCTTAATGAACCATGCATAGTCACTGGTAAGATACCGCATCACCTTATACTTGCTGATACCACCAGCAACTTCAGGAATGACATTGATATCATTGTTAGCCGTACCAGGGCGCAATTCAGTCTTCTGCAACCGAATGGCCGTAGCTTCCAGGTTCACAGGAACAATGAGCAATTCTCCCCATGCGTCCACCAGAATACCAGCTTCATCTTTGTATTTCCGGATGTTGGTCATACCGGAAATGATGCTGTTCTCGTTCAACGCGAGCGGTGTTGCGCCGGTGTTGCTCAACGTTCCACTGTCGATAGGGTGGTCCGTGGCCAGAAGGGCTTTCCCATCACCGCCAATGTTGGCGTCATAGGTAGAAGCCGCATTGAGCACGTTCGCAGCATAGGCGTTCCAAAACGCGACCATTGAGTTATTCAGACCAAGGTTGGTTGGCCGGAAATTCTCGCGGTATAGACCGTCTTCAATAGCCTTCTGCGTCATGGCGTACATTATCGAAGCTTCAACGTGCTCGATATTGTACACGCCACGGTCGCCCGAGTCGTTATCAGCGTACGAAGCTTCACCTTCCTGCTTCTGGCGCGCGGCTCCTAAGTAGCGAACCTGCAAAGACCGCTCAACCGCCATCTTAGAGACTTTGGTCGTAAATACGTCTTTCCATTCCGCAGGAACTTTATCATATTCGCCCGTAACGTCCATAAGACCTGGGAGAAGTTGATTTGCAATTGATGCTAGATTAATAGCCATAGTTGTTAAATCCCCACAGCTTCGTAAGGTTCGGACTGGACAACTACGATGTTATAGTTGCTTGTATCATCACTACCATTGTCACCCTTGGCGCAAATATTGCTGTAAAGATCGACAATACGGAATGGATATGTATTCGTGGTGGCTGAACCGGCAGTGATAGTCATACCGGATTTACCACGTCCACCGATATGAGTACCGGTGCCAGCGGTCGGATTAACCTTCGTGCCAATATGAGTAATGGCATGCGGGAGCAAATACGACTGAACAAGCCACAACTGCGGCTGAATACCCTGAATAGGAATAATCAGCGCATCAATGTCATACGAACTGTTTGATGTGGCAGGGAGATACGTACTCCAAACCGTTTTGCCATCACCATTCAGGTACTTAAAGCTTCGGACAACGCCCAGAACGTTACCACTACCTGCGGCAGTCCATACCTGCGCATAACCAGTTCCGGCGTCTTCAAGAACGTCACCAGCATACAGCGCCGTTCCATATGAAGCCGGGAGTTTTACACGGCGCAAACCAAAGGTTGCCGCCGCTCCGCCTTGGGCAGCATTGATGTGCTTAAACCCAAATGGCGAGTTAGTATTAGCCATTATATTCCTCTAATTGTCACAATATGAGCGGCGCGCCCATGGTTCATTCGGGTATCTGTGTAAGCTCACCGGCGCGGATTGCTTCACGGCCTGTACGTTTGACTTGTTTCCCTCGGTTTTCGTAACCCTTGGGAACGCTTAAATCACTACTTCTATCCATCAAAGCACCGTACTGCTCTGAAGTTTTACGCCTATTCTCTTCAAGCGCTTCATTGGTGAGTTCTTCGCGGCGTTCCATAAGAACAAGTCCGCCAATCTCAATAAACGCTTTATCGGTTATGCCGTACAACTGACCAAGCCGAGAGTCTGGACGAACAAACTCCCAACCGTTATCAAGCATACGGTTCATTTCCATCGGATCAGCTTCATTAAAACATGACGCTCTATTCCACTGGTACGTCCAACCCGGTTCTTTGTAGTCTTCGGGAACAGTGTACGGATCATCAAAATTCTTATTACGCCGTTTTACTGTACCGTCGCGCCCTAGAACCTCACCGGCCTTAAGGCTTGGTCTGAGTTCTTCTCGTGTTTCCCGTGGTGCCATTACTTTAACAACCTATATCCGGGATATTTGCCTGCGGCCAATCCCTCTTGATATTCCATATACTTAGCCGGTGACATTCCCAAATCGCGAGCAAGCGCCACAACCTCAGGCGATGCAGCCTCGCCCCCGCTTCCAGCTTTCCCAAGGGCGGCACGCCCTGACGGAGCGCCCGGCGCCCGCTTGGCTTTTACCGCCGCCGTGCGCGCGACTGGCGGAGGTGGGGGCGCAACCTCATTGTCGTCGTCCACCTCCGCCTCATAGCCCATATGGGCGTCAAGAAATGCATAATACGCGTCCGTCCCCGGCTTGAAGCCGCGCAGATTGGCCGCCTGGTCGCCCAGAATGGCCAGTTGCTTCCGGCTGTCGTCCCCACCGAAAATGTCGTCTTTGTGCGCCCTGATCCAATCCCTGTCGCGGGCGATCGGAAAATTGGCATCGATGTACGCTTCCACCGGGTCACCACCCGTGGGAGCGCTTTCACGGGGGCGCTTGGCCGCCTCGGCAACTTGCTCACGCCCTTGCCGCAACTGGCGTAATTCTTCGCGGGCGTCCTGCAAGTGCTCCGTGGCTTGCAGCTCTTCGTCGATATCGCCAGCCATCCGCGCCTGACGATACCGCTCTTTTGCCGCATCGATGGCGGTTTGGGTCACCACCAGCGCTTGTTCAATCAACGCCTGATGGTTCTGAACCTCGGACGTTTCATGGTGCACAACCCGACTGTGGAGCTGCTCAGCGCGAGCCTTCTCCGCCGCCGCTTCGGCGCGCGCCTGGTCGCGTTCCTCCGTTGCCGCCTTGAACTGCGCTTCAAGGGCGGCATAGGGGTCGTCTTCAGGTTCGGGCGGACTATTCGCTTCCGCCCTGTGTGTTTCCAGATCACCGCTTAACGGTGATACTAAATCCTGGTCATCTAATAGCATCGGGCGTCGATACTTTCCCTATGATCAAGTAATCTTTGATAAAACGGCAAGAGAGTTTATTAATCGCACACTCGTGCGTATCAGCATTACGATAAACAACCCAATCGCCAACGGTTGGCCTAGTATTCTCATTAGGCCAAATCTCTGCATCGTTGAAGGCTACTTCGCCAATCCTAACAATCATGCCGATTTTACCCTGAAAACGTACTTCTTTCTTGGTATTATCGGCGTAATATATACCGCCTTCACTTTTCGCCATGATTGGCGCAGTAACAAGCAACACATCGTTACGATAGAGTACTAATTCATCAAGCGAGTCACCAAGCGCATGCCATACTGCAAGTTTAGGATCATCACCTTGTTGATATTCGATTACCTTTGCCGGTTCATGACTAGCCATTGTCTTCTGTTTCCCGTTTTTTACACTCTTCAAGTACTGCTATAAAATCTTCAAAAGCTTTTAGATATCCCGTCCAGTATCGATAAGCTTCGATATCCAGTCCGCCCGCGCCGAGTTGTTCCAGCTTTCCCAAACGCATTTCAGATAGACGCTTCATCAGCGCCCGTTCATACTCCCGTCGCATCACTTCCCTATTTTCTGCAACCGTCCCTCGCCGCTACCCGCGCCAGCCGTCATATGGTGCTTGACCGCGCCGCCCCGTGCGCGCTTCTCTTCGTCCTTCTTGCCGCCCATGCCGGGCAACCCGCCGCCCATACCACCCATGAGCGATCCACCCAGACCGCGCTTCTTTACCGCGCCGCCACGCTTCACCTGCATCTGTGGCATAGGTTGCGACAGCCCCGACATACCGCCGCCCGACGGCGCAACCATGGGAGCGCTCTGTGTGGTCGGCGCGGGCGCCGAACGGGAGGCCGCCGCCCGCGCCGTTGACGGCGCACTGGACGACGCATTAACGTCCGTGCTGCCTGCCAATGCCTTAAGCCGTGCGGACTTTGAAACCTTTGCCGCCGCTTTAATCTTTTTCATTTAATCATATCCTGCGCTTCTGGGTGTACTGCCAAGCTATGGGCAATATCCAATGATTTCTCTTGAAGACGTGCGGCTCTATTCGCCTCTGCATCGTGAGCTTTTTGCTGAATATCCAGCAATTTAATCTGTCTATTCGCTTCATCGTTGCGCATTTTAATTTGTGCAACCGTCTCATTGCTATGCATGCGCATTTTATCACTGGCAAGTTTGGCCATTGCGCCAACCTCATGAGGTTGCGCGTCTTTCTGCACTTGCTGATTTGGATCACTCATGAACCTGTCGGGGTTGCCCCAACCGAGCGTCCGCAGGATTTCCTCTTCAACCGCCCGCACGTTGTACAGGTCCGGGTGAGCGTCGCAACGTTGGGCCAGCGCCGCCGTCCTGGCCAGGCGATGCATATGCGAGGGTGTGTTCGGGTCGGCGCGTGGCGTCAGCGTCATATCGCTGAGCGCCTGAATAATCTGTGGCGCGTTGTCTGGGCGCGTTCGACCGCGCCACAGCGCCTCAGGGTCCTCTTGTAACAGCTCGCGCAGCATGGCGAACTCTTCAGCCTGTGCAGTGTGCAGGCGCTTGTGCGCCGCCGCCATGATTTTGGTGGCTTGCTCAATCATGGCAAGAGTTGTGCCAACGGGCGCGTCTTGACGGCCTTCGCCCACCTGAATTTCAGCCGTACCACCGAGGCGTTGGCCGGTCTGGGCGATATTGTCAACAAATGACATAAACGCCGGGTTGGTTTCCTTGTAGGGGACAGACATTACACTATCAGAAAGCTTACCTTCGATAGAATCGATAGCTATTCCTTCGCCCGGATTGGCGCGGAATGTAGGTTTATCGTTCTTCGTCCCACCTTTTTTGTACAGCCACACTGGGAAATTGTTAAACATCCCATTATCGAGCATGATACGCCATGCAGCGGTCAGGGCTGTCTCTGTATTTCCCAACACATGATTAAATCCCGATGGCCAAAAACCAAACATCGGTATAAACGGATACATGACAAAGTTGCGGAGTTTCTTACAGTCTTCGTCGTCTTCGTCGTAGTTCGGCACGATTGCCAAGACTTCTTGAGACGATTTATCAACGGTAACCTTATACGGTATTGGCAATCCGGTAGGTTTACCGTCTTTCTTATGCTCATATCCCTCTATGTCAAGGTCAATGTAGCATTCGAACAGTGTATGATTGGTGTCCTGGGGACGCATGCCAGTCTTCATGACGCCTTGAAGATTGGATATCTTTGCAGTGACAGTGTCTTGCTCTTCAACAGGGCTACTCAGTGTAATGTCACGGTACACTTCCGCAAGTTGCATGCGTCGCATTGTAGTCTGTGACATTTCGATGCGATGGGTAACCCGATTAGCCCCCATCAAATCGCTAGCATTGTTCGATACAATCAAGTCTTTGGCGTCAACGGCTTCTATAACCGGACGCTTCCGGATAGGACAGTGATAGCCTTTCTTAAAACCAGCGCCGCCCGCAAAGGTCTGAAATAACATTCGATCTGTATCAGGAACGTACTCAGTAGCGATATCCACAAGGAAATCATTACAAGCATCCTCCAATAATCCAGATAAAGTGTCATCATCATCTTCAACCTTTACAGGCCCTTCTGCTGGTAAAAGCTCCCCCAAGGCATTGGATTGTGCACGGATACACGCTTCCAGCAACAGGGGATGGCGGACGGTCGATATACCGGCAAGGCCGCTCGCTGATACAGAGTTCACAAGGTCCGTACGAAGTCCGAGCTGTTCAATAGCTCGGGCACGCTTGGCCAACCATTGGGCGCGCGAGCGCTCGTCTTCCTCCACTCCCTCCAAGACTTCAAGGGCGATGCGAGCAAGCTCCGATTTGTCAAGCTTTTCGGCGATATTGGGGGATAGTTCTGGACCGTCTTCTTTGTCCGCATCAACAACCGGCTCAAACGCATAGATCAGCGCTCCGCCGTCTGGCGTATCTTCAATCCATTTGCCGGTTGTGGGGTCGAATTCAGCCATTGTGCAATATCTCCCATGCGTCACATTGCCACGGGATACACGGAAGCGCAAGGCTGTCAAGCGGGATAGATGGGGCCGGACTGCTTATAATCGCTTGCCAGGCGCTCTTGTTCGCGCGCACGCTCGCTGCGCCGCTGCATGAAGCCATGGACGCGCAACCACCACAATGCCTGTGTGCTTGAGTCCGTAACGTCGTCGTAACGCCCGCGCGGGAAGACGGCCATCTCGTCTATGGCCAGATCGGCGTATTTGCGCCGCGGCGCCCAGACTTGACCATTCGAGAACTCCGGCTGAACGCGCAGCGCCCGCGCAACTTTGTCCAACCCCTTCGGGTCGACAAGCCCTATGCCGCAGTGGCCAGGGTACAGCCGCGCCATTTCCTGGCTCACGCTATGCCCCGACGCCTTGGCCTCAATGAGCAGGTGGTTCACTTTGAACCTGCGGCAGTCATCCGCGACCGTCTCAACCAACCCCCACAAGGGGCGCGAGCGCTCCCGATGCTCTTCAATGGTTTCACCAGGAAGCTTAGGCAACTCTGGACCGTGTATCTCCAACCACTTGCGCCATGCAAACATAAGCATTGCACCGTGTTCGAACACGCCCCACACAGTAAAGCCAGACGGATCATTATGGGTTAGCTTTGTAAAAGCCGGATCAAGACTCGCGATAATGTACTCGAACTTAGGCCAGGAATTCTTTTCCCAGACTTGCCAGTAATCCCTTTTGATGAGACCGCCGCCACGAATTTCAGGGCGCTGTTGATACTGTGACGCCCATGCAAATGGCCCTTGCGCCTTGCATCGCTCCACAGCTTCAGGCGGAAAGCGCTCATTCCAATAACATTCGCCCGCCTGTGTGCGCGGGTCCTTCCACCCAATACACGTTTCCACAGCTCTGTCAGGCTCGAATTCCATAGGTATGAGAAGATGTTCAAAATGTTCCTCACCATTGATGAATTCCCCGCTCACGTCCATTTCATTGACGCGCTGCATAATGCAAACGATTGCTGATTTCTTCATATCGTTCAACCTGTTCATCATGGTTTCTTTCACCCATGTAACAGTTGACTCGATAACCTCCGCAGACTCTTGGATTTTATGAGGGTCATCTAATAAAATTACGTCGCCACGCTCACCTGTACCAATGCCGCCAACACTAGACGCAAATTTCCAACCGCGCTTATTGTTGGAAACCTTTATCTTCCCCTCGGTTGTGAGCTTGAAGCAATGGCCGTACAGATCAATGAACTCGGGAGACTTGAGCACGATGAGCATGCGCTCGTTATCGCGCTCTGTGAGGTATGAGCCGTAGCTGAATGACACGAAGCGCAGACCAGGACGGCCGCCCGCCGACCACGCCCATGCCGGGTAGAAGACGTTCGTGATCAGGGATTTCATCGAACCGGGCGGGACGTTCATCAACAGGCGGGTCATATCGCCTCGGTGTACCGCTTCCAAGTGACGACATATCGCAAGAATAGGCCAGCCGTCCACGAAGTCAGTGGACGGCTCAACCGTATGCCAGAAGTGTTTTATGAAGTAGTATAGCCCTGCGGGTCCTGCATGTTTCTTACGAAGCTTGCGCCGTTTCCGTTCTTGCAAGGCTAACGCAAGGTTACGGCTCACGTTTAAAACCCATAGCCGTAGCTTCAGCAATGATAAAGGCGTCAAGCTCTTCATCATTCATGTTAGCAAGTGACTTCTCAACTGTCACTTTTGACTTCTCAACCATCAACCCGTGAAGCTTTGCAACGCCCGTGACAGCGGATATTGCCGCCGCTGGCATACCTAAATCACGGGCGAGCTTACGGTCCTCAAGATACATGGTTGTAATGTTGTCTATATTTATCTCGTTACGCTTGGCCGCTTCCGCGCGTAGTTGTTCGATAAAATATGCGACAGTCGGCTCACGCAACAATGCCGCTGCGCGATTGCCAACTGTTGCAGGCTTAAGGTTTGTGCAGTTATACGACTCTTCATAGGCTTTACGAGCGCTCCCAAGCTCAAGGAACGCACGGGCGAACGCCTCTTTTCTAGGCGTCAAACCTTTGCCTTCCTCAAGTTCAGGATACGGTTGCATATGCTGTTGGTTACCCGTTCGGTTTGGGACGTGAGGGAGGCGTGGGGCGCGGGTAGTCGGTTGGGTTGGGCTTTCGTGGACCACCCCCACCCCCAACGCCGCCAACGCGTGTAGGTTTCTTAACCATTATATGTCCTTAGGCTCGCGCACGCCAAGGCCCATTTTCTTGGCCAGCGCAGACCGGGCGGCGGCATAGTTCGGCGCAACCATTGGGTAATCGACGGCAAGGCCCCACTTGGCGCGATATTCAGCGGGCGTAAGGTTGTACTTGGCTTTAATGTGACGCTTCAAAGACTTGAAGCGCAAACCATCTTCAAGGCAAATGATGGCGTCGGGCGTGATGGATTTCTTGATGCTCACGGATGGCACAAGCACAACCGGAGCTGCCTCAACTGGCACAACACCATTCGCTGCAATACCATTGATCGCCTTGGCGAATTCAGCCATCACATCCGGAATGGACTCGGGAGCAACAGTGTTCTGTGAAAAGTATGCGGTCGCGAGATTGGCGATTAGCTGGGTAGTCATGATAAAACCCTCTATGCGTTGAATTGTGCTCAACACATAGAGGGCTGATGATAATCTGGTCAATGCGACAATGTGTCACACCAACCGATCAACCACGTAAAAATATGCGTCAACCGTCAAGATAACGAGCAAACGACAGAACCATACCGCCGCTATTGTGAACGCTATACCAGCCGCTACAGCGCACATACCGGCAATCATGAGCGTTATCCCCTCAACCATTGCGACGCTCGATATCACTGAGCAACCGAGCGGCCAATTCATTCCCCTCGGGAGTGCTCTGCTGTTCAGCTTGATACGATATCACATCGTATGCGGACTGTTCGGCCGCCTCACCATACTCAGTTACGGGTTGATGCATGTAATGAGGATATGGGGCTGAGGTATCTTCAGTATAAGTAACCGTAACATCACCCTGATGTGTGGTCGTTTGCTGTGATGACTGCGGCCCTGCGGCCAAACGACGGAAAAAACCTCTAAACATTTCAAACTCCTTATTTCTGACAACTCAATCATGCCAGTATTGAAACAGTGTGTCAATATTTAAATTTGACGCGCCGCCCTGACGGTGGGGATATCAGGGCGGCGCGTGACGGGCGCACCATTACGCCAACGTCAATCCTCTTCACTATCGCCCCAATCATAGCGGGCGTCAAAACCCGCACGGCGCTGCAACCATGCACGGGTGACACGTAACCGCTCCGCGCGCACACCGTCTGCAACATTCACCGAGTGCTCAAACGCACATACCTCGGGGCGCGACGGCCATTTCATCCCCACGGCGCTCATTCGACCACCCCTCCGGCCTGTATCCATGCCAAGAATAGTTGATACGTGCCAAACGTCCGACCGCTAGCGCACACAGTTGTTACGCCGTGTGGGTCAATGACCGCAACGGCAATGGCAGTGTGCTCCGTGACACCCGGATGTACTGCGCCAGCCATTGCGCACATATCGTTTAGAGCAATCATCCATGCGACTACAGGCCGCTTAATAAAATTACCGTCAGTATCTTTGTACACTGACCAGTGTCCTGCCTGTGAAGGTATTAGGTTCATTTCATTGCTTCCCGTCTAATAGGTGGTATAAACTGTACAATACCCGGAATAAAGACATTATCACAATACTCAGTCCAAATGACCAACGCTTGCGCGCTTACTCTATCATCAAATAGATAAGCGTCCCATTTGACGTGTGGCGGCATAGGGTGAGCATTTAACGATGCTACAAGTGCGAGAATGTTAATCATTTCACAAACTCCACTTTCAAACCTTTAGGTAGTGAGTTTTTATTAGGTATAACAGTACTATACTTAAGTAATCTGTAACCTGCATTTCTAAATAACTCTCTACTTTTACTCTCTGTATGCGATATCGCATTAAATTTATCAAATAATACCACTTCAACAGCCCAATCATCAGGGTATTTACGAGGTTTTTCTATCTTTCGTTTATTCATTTGCCTTAAAATATGAGGATAATCATCACCCACGGTAGGCTTTAATTCAATTTTCAAACAATAACACTCTGGGGAAAGCCTTTTATTACCTATATACAATATAGTTTCCAAAACTAGATATATGTCCCAATTATCTTTTTCAAAAAAGATATCAAGTTTTGCTTTCAGTGTTCGTTCTACACCAGGGTTAAACACAAGCCTATTATCACGGCCAGCAACTCCCAACTCTTTACCATCATTATCAAAAACAGAAACCACTTCGTCAGGGTATGCACCTTTTAAACGAGCTTTAGGCGTCATGTCTTCTATACCATAAATTATTCCATATAATTGGCTCCAATGTACAGAATGATATTCTACATTACCGTAACACAGTCTAAACAAATTGAAGCATAAATCTTTATCCAAGAAGCGGATTTGCATTTCATTGTGTACAGGTGTTTTAGAATATTCAACGCACTTGCCAGTTACATGCTGATATACACGGGGATATTTACCGCTCGTGAACCATGGCTGAACCATCAACCATTGAACATAAGAGGTATCCTTAAGCAATGCCTCTATGGGCATTCCTTCATATTTTCCAAATGGAACGATCAATGATGTGGTGATGGCGGTCATATCGACAGCCCTCCTATGGCTGTTGGTCCTGATGCAGTGACGGAGGTGGAAACGGTCAGGATCACCGCTTGTGGAGCTGCAGGCTCTATCCACCCCCTGTGTACGTCCTATAGCGCCGCCGAACCGCCCGGTCAAGCGTGGCGGATTGTCGCGCCTGCCCTCCACAAAAAGCGCTCCCAAGGCGCTTTTCAGAGGGTATGAGGGTAAAGAGGGTAATTTCGATCAATTTCTTACAGTATGTGCGCAATACGGCGTTTCAATGTCGTGGTGCGTGTATTACCATATACACCTATACCATAGGTTGAAATGCGGAAAACACGAACAATCTTATATATATCTTTATTTTACCCTCTATACCCTCTGTACCCTCTTAGTGATTGAACCATAAACGTTTTTGGCCGGAGGGTAAAAATTGATACGAACTGTACCCTCCGAGAATTCCCCGAGGGTACAGTTCGTACAGGGGGTAGAGCGTTCAATCCTTCACGAGAGTAAGTCCGGCCTTAGGAGCACACCCGAGCACGGTTGGCCAAGCCGCCTCACCCTCCCAATTTCGGGCGCCGTGAATACCATCCCAGACCGCACGGCATTGGTTCAAGGCCGGGAATTCCCACACCTTCAGACCGCTGCTCAACATGCGGTCCTGACCACCATAACCCCGCAGGGTTTTCGAGAACGCCCGTGGCTGCAATCGCCTCTCGGCTTGCTTACTGGCGTCGTCCAACAAAGCGCTGAACTTGGTTTCTCCCGGCGCCGTCCCCACCCCTGGCAGCTCCCCACTTTCCAGGATGCATAGCCACCAAGCGTCTATCGGACCGAGCGACAGCTCAGCTTGTTCACGTCTCGCCTCAGTGTCGGGAACGTGGGAACGCGCTTTCCACCCTGTAAGGTCAATGGAAAGCAATGCTTCCATGAAAGCAGCAGCGCCACCGCTCGTTTCGATACATTCGTAAAGGTTATCAAAGTAGTTTACATTCTTTACGTATGTATCGGCTGCATCAAACACCGCAAAACGTCTATCACCCTTGGCAACCGGTACGGCCCAGTCTTCATTTGTTGCCATAGTTATAGTCATTCTGTTTGGCACTTCGAAAAGATTAAGTCCTTTTGGCTCAATTGGTATAGTAGGTTCAGTAATATATGCCATAATTTGTTTTTCGCTTTCTTTATCATCACTGCCACACACTTCATCAGCGAATAGAAAGCAACACGTTTCTAAGTGGGCGTTAAACCTGCCTGTAAGTTGTTTCGGATTAGTTATGTGAAGGCCAAATTTCCCAAACAACCTTTTGATAAGCCTCAATATTACACCTTTACCACAACCCGGCCTTCCTCTAAAGACTAGACAAACCTCAAGAGGTACTCCGGGAAATTGCACAAGATGTGCGAAACATTTCATTATAAATTCATAACATTCTGCATTACTTCCTGACAATACTTCAAAGATGTGACGTTCTATAAGACTCCAATTACCCTTCGAAGGTGTTATTGCAAACCCTTGCCACATGTTATAGTATTCACTGCCACATTCTTCTGTAGGGTCAAAGACTACTCCATCATATTCGCGTCTACCTGGGTGGTCTAACCATAGTTTTCCGTAGCTTACTCTATTTTCATCTATTACTAGGTTATGGTTGCGTTCCATATTCTCAAAGTCATGTACGCTTTTAAACTTTACAACACCCTCATCACTTGTCCACATTACAAGGGTTTTACCACCCCTATCGTGAATGAATGCATATTTTGCGTTCATCCCTTCTATGATAGCGCCTGCACTTCCAGCGAAGCGAGCGCGCGCCGCCGCCTTGGCCAGGCGCTTCTGTTCCGCCAGGACCGCACGCTTGAACACCACGAGACCCTTCCACGACAACCCTTCGAACGCCTCAGCCCCCTCGGGCGTCCCCATGGCCTGCCAGTCGGGCATATCGCGACCGCCAGCGCAAACACGCGCATGCCAGTCACGAACAACCGCCGCCGCGTCCACCTGCCCCACCGGCTCAACCTGCGCCGCCTGGTCGACGCCTGGTCGCGCGCCGCCGAGCACCTTGGGGGCGCTTGCAACATCTATGGACGTACCTTTCTTGCCGAACACTTCCGACGCCTTGACCACAGACCGGAGCGATTGTAGCTCGCCAATGTCCATTCCCTCGGTCAGCGACTTGTCGAACTCGCGCTCCCATGTCGATCGGCCCACGTCCGCCGCATACCCGTTGCGCCGCGACGCGTCCCACACGAGGTCACGGAGCGCCTCCGCGTCCAACAAACCCGCCGCCACATACGGCGCACACTTGACGACAAGCCGGTTCATGGCGTTGTGGCGGTCGCCCGGCGCCATGGCCGCAAAGGCGTCAATGTCTCTCATCTTGAGCCGCAGAATGGACGCATAGCGCAGCCTGTCCACCTCGGTCATTTCCCCCGCCTCAACCGCAACCGCCTCGATCGTCGGCGCAATCTCCGCCACCTGCACGGGCGTCCCCATGTCCGCCAGCATATCCGCCGCCGCCTCACTGAGCATGACATGCTGGCCACCGAGAAACGGCTCAACCTCCGCCTGCGATATACCCGCGCCGTATACGGCCGGGGCGACGAACATCCAATGCTCGGGCGACACAACGCTCGTATCGAGCGTGACGCCCGCCGTCGCCAGGATATCCTTCAACGCCGCGGCTATCGCTCTGGCCTGAGACGCCCGCGGTATAATCATGAAGCCGTGCGCCTTGAACGGCCGGACCACTCGCCCGCCGACCATGAGTAGCGCCGAGCCGCTCGGGCGCCAGTAAATCTGTACGCCCGCCAGCATGGGCGCCGTCGCCCGCACCAGGGCGTCAAGCGTGCGCGTCGTGACGCACGCCGCCGGCACGCCGTCAGCGTCCAGCCCAAGGACGACGGCTCCGTCCACATCGTCGCGCCGCCAGCCCATGCAATCGAGCGTGCGCGTACAGCAACCCTGCCGCCCCTCAGCCGTGAGCCATTCGGCCTGTTTGCGCGATACGATTCGCCCGGCTATAGCCGCAGGGGTTGTGCCGTCCACCTCGGTCTTGGGAACGCCTAAAACAACACCGTGCTCTGGCGATAGCGCCAGGGGGCTGAACCGCGCGTGCAGCTCCGCAACGCTGTTCAGCCCGACAACCCAGTAATTCCCTTCACTCATCACGCCAGCGTCACCCAGTTGAATGACCGCCCCGTCCTTATCGAGAATGTACTGCTTGCTGATTATTCCCGTGAGATTTTTAATAATTGTGACTTGACATAGTGGGTTATTCATGCGTTCGTGTTCCCTGTTTGATGTTGGTTTTGTCTTGACATTGTACTCTCTTATGCAAGCATTCAACCCCGCGCGCTCCTAGTCGCTGCGGGGTTTCTTTATGCCCATACGCCTGCGTCCTGTTGCGCCGCAAGGCGTCAATGTGACGCATTGACATTATGTTTGAGGGGCTGTACGCCGGTGTCCGCCGGTGATGGCGAGATATCCGGCGGACAGGGAAACGCCCGTGCAAGAGGGCCTTGCACGGGCGTTTGCATTTTGGTACCGTGGGAGCGCCTTCAAGAGTGCGAGCGGCTATCCCGTC